GCAAAGGAATATTGTCCAGTCATTGCTATTAGCCAAGTGGACGGCACAGGTGAGGGTGAGAAGTGGATTCAGATGAACCAACTACGAGGTAGTAAGACCGACAAGATTGGTGAAGCTGATGCCATTGTCACAATTGGCAAGAGTAATGAACCCGGCATGGATTTGCAACGATTCATTCACGTACCAAAGAACAAACTGTTCGGTGGGCCTGACACACTAGAGGCACACAGACATGGATGTTTCGAGGTAGAAATTGAACCTGCAAAGGCACGTTATGTTTCTAAATGGAAGACAAGATGAACCTAGTAATTGACCTTGAGACAACCATTCGGTGTCCAGTTGGCAACAACAGTGGCAATCCTATGTGGCGTGGTAACAAGGTCATTGCATGGGGTACACACGTTATTGGAGGTACATACGGCTATAATTACGACAAGGTAGGGCTAAACCTACTACCCTTGCAGACACTATGCGACACTGCTGATTTAGTCATTGGGCACAACGTTAAGTTTGACCTGCTGTACATCTATCGTGATACTAGTAACAAGCTGCCACGTATCTGGGATACACAGCTAGCTGCCTACTTACTCAGTGGTCAGAAGCACTTGTACGCTAGCTTGGACGAACTTACAGCCGAGTACATTGGCAAACACGCACTGAAGGATGACAAGATTAAAGCCTATTGGAAGGCTGGTGTACAAACTGAAGACATTCCTAAGGAGGAACTGCTAGACTATTTGAAGGGTGACGTAGAGAACACTGCTGCCATCTTTGAAGCACAGTGGGCAGAAGCAGAAGGTCTAGACATCTTGCCATTGATGTTCACACAGATGGATGCGTTACGTGCAACTATTGAGATGAACCGTAATGGTATGCGTGTAGATTGGAACTATGTAGAGAAACAGCGTGATGCATATGGTTTTGATCTACTCATGGCACAAACGAAAGTTGCCAGTGCAGAACCATTCTTAGACACAGCTAGCCCTAAGCAACTGTCTCTGTATTTCTTTGGTGGTCAAGAGAAGTGTGTGGTGCGTGAACTTGTTGGTAAGTATAAGAATGGTAAGGACAAGTACAAGAACGTAGAGAAGACGCGTGAGGTAAAAGGCAAGTACGAACCCATTGGTGAACTTGGTAAGAGTGGCTACTATTCAACAGACGACAGTGTATTGAAACAACTTGTAGACAAGGGTGATGACATTGCAAAAGAGTTATTGAAGATACGTGAGTACGCCAAGATCAAAGACACCTATTATGAAGGGCTGGTATCACTACGATTTCCAGATGACAACATCTATCCAAACCTTAACCATTGTGCAACCAAGACAGGACGGCTATCTTCAACCAACCCAAACCTGCAAAACCAAACAGACACAGGTGACGTTAAGCGAGCGTATGTGTCTCGTTATGGCAGTGACGGCAACATATTGGAACTTGACTACAGTCAGCTAGAGATGGTTGCACTGGCCTACCTTGCCAATGACCAACAACTCATTGACGATATTAATAACGGTAGGGACATGCACAGAGAGTTGTACAAGGAGATGTATGGTCGGTATCCAACTGACAAAGAACGGAAGCCCTTTAAACGATTTAGCTTTCTACTCGTTTACGGAGGCGGAGCGTCTACACTTATGGCGCAGAGTGGTTGTGATAGAGCAACTGCTAAGAGATTCATTAACACATTCTACAACCGATACAAAGGAGTCAAACGCTACCATGAAGAAATAGTGGCTAAAGCAGAGAAGGAAGCTGTTGTAAGTTATGATCCAGATAAAGCTGGCCCCCAGTACACTTACTTTCACAGCAGTCCTACAGGACGACATTACATCTTTAACAAGTATCCTAGCGAATACAAAGGTGGATTGTCATTCAGTCCTACAGAACTAAAGAACTGGCCCATTCAGGGCTTTGCTACTGGTGACGTTGTACCTATGATGGTTGGCATTCTGCTACGTAATTTAGAAGAAGCTGGCTACGCAGAGAAAGCGAAACTAGTAATGACTGTGCATGATTCTGTGGTACTTGACGTACCTAAAGATATGCTGTACAGTGTTGCAACACTAGCACGTAAGACGTTGGAGAGTGCTCCAGAACAACTCAAAGCAATCTTCAACATTGACTTTCCATGCAAGCTAGGTGTTGGCGTGGAAGCAGGAATTAACTGGCAAGACAAAGAGGAAATTGAAGCATGAGCTACATCATTGAAAACATCACAACTAAAGAAGTAACCACCAAGTTTGGCCCTAAGCCAGCGTACACCGTACATGCTGGTGGTGAGCGTTTCAGCTATGGATTCAAGAAGCCTACATTCAAGATTGGTGACACTGTAGATTTCCAATATACAGAGAACACCTACGGTAAGAACATTGACATGGCAAGCGTTCGACTGCTAGCTAAGGGTGAGGGTGCACCTGCACCAGTTGGTGCTGTTGCAGGCGGTTCTAAGCCCTCCTATAGCCCTCCTAGCAAGGTGTTCCCTATTCCTCCACTACACGGCGATCGAGCAATTGTGCGGCAGAACTCCATCACTAACGCTGTGAAAGCTACAGACAACTACTTACGTGGCGAGGATGTCACTCCGGGCAGCATTGAAGAGTACGCCGATTTTGTCATTGAGGTTGCTCGTAAGTTTGAAGCCTACTCCTGCGGTGATCTAGACCTAGCTGCTGCTGAGGAAATGACTAAGTGAAAACTGTAGATACACTGGTAGATGACATCTACAAGCTAGTGGAAGGGGGCACTAGCCCCTCCACTGCAAACAACCACGTGCATGTCAGCTATGACAAGTGGTTTAACAAGGAAGAGCGCACACGAGAAGACAAGGTGCTGTACTTCAGCGAGGTAGGTGATCCCTGCCCACGTCGTCTGTGGTATAAGTACAACATGCCTAGCGTTGGCGAGAAGCCTGATGGTCGCAGCCTACTCAAATTCTTTTATGGTGACATTCTAGAAGAGTTGGTGTTGAACGTAGCTGAGGATGCTGGTCACAGTGTTACTAGTAAGCAAGAGCGTGTGACATATGAGGTTGGTGATGGTTGGGTTGTACGAGGTCGCATTGATGCCATCATTGATGGTGTTCCTGTTGACGTAAAGAGTGTTACTAAATATTCTGAAGAAAAGTTTAAGAACAATCTAGTTGACGATCCATTCGGATATTACCAACAACTTAACGGCTATGCTACTACTCTTAACGCTGATAATGCTGGTTTTCTTACTATCCAGAAAGAACTCGGGCACGTAAACTACTACCCCATTGAAGTAAACAAAGGGCTGTTTAAGCTGCAAGCTGAACATGCTGTAGAGACTGTTAGTCTAGAGTCACTTAATTCGATTCAACGACTAGAACCCGTCCCTGCTAGCAAGACCAGCAAGAATAAGAAGCTGTGTACCAGTTGCAGCTATTGCAACTTTAAGAAGGAATGCTGGCCTGAAATGCGTACATTCTTGTATGCCTCTGGCCCAGAGTTTCTAGTTGAAGTGGTGGATGTTCCACGAGTTATGGAGGTTACAGATGCGAGTAGTTAAAGAAGCATGGCTACTGGAACATCAGGCAACAGGTGAGTTTATGTTAATGCAAAACACATCTACGCCTAAGTTGTATGTTTCAGAGAAGAGTGCTAAAAGTGCTGCTGAATATCATGGTGAGTACAGCAATGAAGGTGTAGTTGCATATAAACCAATCAAGGCATTTCTTGTAGTAGAAGATGACATTCCATTTTAAGGAGCATTGACATGACAAAACATTTTGAATTTCATTTCAGCGAGTCGCAACCAGAATCAGATTGCACATTCCCAGACGTTGAATATCCGCATGTGAAGGTTATTAATCACGCAGTTACGTTCAGTAGTGACACTGCATGGGATAACATCATCCTAGAGTTTGCACGATTCCTAGATTGTGTAGGTTATGTAGGTGTAAAAGAACGAGTGCAAGGTTACATTAACGGCTACTGGTCAAAGTTTGATAAACTTGCTGAGGAAGAAGATGAAGATACTGGTCATCCCGGATTGTCAGATTAAGGAAGGCGTACCTACAGATCATCTCACATGGGCTGGTAAAGCTATTATAGATTACCGGCCTGATGTTGTGGTGAACTTAGGTGACTTTGCTGACATGCCATCACTGTCTACGCATGACATTAAAGGTTCTAAATACTTTGAAGGATTGCGTTACAAGAAGGATGTAGAGGTAGTTAAGGAGGCTATGCAGAAACTGCTAGCCCCTCTACGTGAGTTGCAAGACAAGCAGAAGAAGAACAAAGAGAAAGTGTATAAGCCAGTTATGCACATGCTGTTAGGCAACCATGAGAATCGTATCAATAGAGCAGTGAACAACAACCCGACCCTTGAAGGACTCATCTCCACCAAGGATTTATGTTACGAAAAAGATTGGATTGTCCATGAATTCCTCCATCCTATTTTTATCAATGGCGTTGGTTTCAACCATTATTGGCCTGTTGGAGCTATGGGCAGGCCCGCTGGTACTGCTAGTGCTATTATTAGTAAGCTCCATATGTCTTGCATTGCTGGCCATCAACAAGGAAAACAAGTAGCCTATGGCAAACGTGCAGATGGTCAATCTATCTGTGCTATAATTGCAGGAAGCTACTATCTACATGACGAGAGTTACATGGATCAGCTTAGCAACAAACACTGGCGTGGGCTTGTTATGCTGAACGAAGTTAACGATGGTCACTTTGATGAGATGTTTCTATCAATTGAATATTTAGGAAAGCGTTATGGCGAAGTTTAAATATTACTCGCGTAAGTTTCTAAACAAGAAAGAAGGCATTGCTGCCATTGAATCAACAGTAGCTAGTTGGGACTTAGGTGACGGCATTGATGGTAACATCACCATTTCAGACTGTAATCGAAACGTCAGTCTAGACTTCAGTGTATATGATGTAGACGATTTGCCTACAAAATATATGAAGCTAGGTTTGCTGTTAGAAGAAGTGAAGAAGATGCACGACTACTACACAAACAATTATGAAGCTATGGCAGAAGATTTAAAACAATCTGAACTTAAACGTAAAGAGTGGAAGAAAAAGAAACAAGTAGTGAGGGTTGTTGAGGATGAACTATAATGACAAATTATGGAAGGTGAAGCAGTTTATTGAAGAGAACTTTGACGACCCTGTTGAACTCACTATTGCACTAGGACTATCTGTAGAAGACTTCATTCAGCTATTACCAGATGTTCTAGTTGCAAACTACAATAAGTTTTTTGAAGCGTATGACGACACAGAAGAAGACACAGTTGAAGACGAGCCGTTCGACTTTGGAACTGGAGAAGATTGGGAAGAATAGGCGGCGTGAAGTTATTAATAACGAGCGTACTAAAGATTGGCAACGACAACTGAAAGAATATGAGCAAAACAAAACTTATTTGGAGTACACCGGAAGGTGAGGAACTGGT